GCTGGTGCAGGGTGAATTTTCGACTGGCGCTGGGCGAGTCGAGCAAGAAGCGCCAGACGTGGCCGTTTATCGTCGCCTCCACCTCCACCGGCAGGAACGCGGGCGGTTGCGGTTGCAGCAGCGTCCACCCGTCCGGACCGGCCAGGGTGGCGGACAGCGCCCAGCACCAGCTATCGGCGTCGGTTTCCACGGTCATCGAGGTGACCGCCAGCGGCGCGCGGTCGGGCAAGCGCACCAAGGAGCATGAATTGAGCACGCGATACACCTTCAGGGTTGGAACATTGACGGCAGGCCACAGCGGGCAAGGCGAACGGCCGAGATTGAGGTTGATCTGCCCCGGCGATGTGGGCAGCGGACAGCGTAAGTCCAGATCGACGATGCCGACCGGCGGCTTGTAGGGCGGATCGACAGGCGGTTGCGGCGGTCCCGGATTCGGCGCGTTGGCCGGATAGCCCGCCTGTCGCCAGCGCTCGATTTCGGCCACCGTCAAAAACGCGCCATCGCCGAACCGGTCGACCCGGGATGTCTGCAGCGCTTCGCCCTGCGCCCAGGGCGCCCGCCAATCCGGCGTCAGGCGTGGCAAGGTCATGACCCAATGGGCCGATTCGCCGCGCGCCCGGTGATCCGCGTCCCGCCAGCGGTCTATCCCGATCCCCGCCGCGAACAGCCCTTGCCGCCAGGTTTCCACGCCCGAACCGTGTAGGGGCGGCCGGCCGGTCGCCCCTGCCGCCCACCGATCCACGCCCGAGCCGATCAGCCGCGCCGAATCGCGCCACCGCACAGACGACCCGCCGACGAGTAGGGGCGGCCGGCCGGTCGCCCCTGCCGCCCACCGATCCACGGCCGCGCCCGGCAAGCGCACCGAATCGCGCCACGCCAGCGCCCGGCCGGTCGGAGCTGCGTCCGCCTCGCGCCAGTCTTCGGCTGTGATGGCGTGAACGGCGGAGAGCAGGTTTGGATCGTAGGCGATGGCCGCGACGGCGCGGGCGCCGCCGGTGCGGGCCGCTATCGTAGCCCTGACCGACAACCTAACGCGGATAGCCGCCGAGGCGCCGCCGGTGCGAGCGGCGACGGCGAGGGTCCGGTCATCGCTGCCGGCCGTCAAATCGAGATCGACGATGCCGGCCGGCGGGGTGTACGCGCCAGTTAAATCGAGGTTGACGATGCCGACCGGCGGAACGTAGTCCGCCACGGGCTAGCCCTCGGTGACGACGAACGAGGTGATGGTGCTCAGCGAGCCGGCCACCAGCGCCAGGTTATCCATTTCGATGGCCGCGCCGCTGCCGACCGCGCCCGCGTCATAGTCGCCGATCACCGCCCCCAGCGCATCGAACGCCCGCCCCCAAACGGCGGTGCCGGTGGCCAGGTTAAGCGCGGCGGCGATGGTGTCAGCGGTCAGCTCGCCATCGGTCACGACACCGAACGGATCGGGCAAGTCGAACTCGGCCAACTTGGTTTGCGTCGTGATCGCGGTATCGGGAGTGGCCGGAACCGGCGCGGTGTAAATCGACAGCGTTCCGCCGTCCAGCCACGTCGAATGCAGCTCGGCGCGGGCCGTGCGGCGGGCGGCGGCGAAGCGGATCAGGTCGCTCACGGCATCGGCTCCGGCGTCACGAGGTCCGCGATGGCAGCATTTTTGGGGTTCGCCCCGTGGTCGTAGACGATCACGGTGTACCCCTGGTAGCGGTACGCGATCCGGTTGAACAGATAGGAGCCATCCGCCGCGCTCCAGGTCTCGCGCACCAGCCGGCCATCGACTCGGTTGAATAGCCGGACGCGGCGATTCGCGACCGCCCCATCCTCGGTAATGACGCCCGGAATGCGATAAGAGCCGCCGTCTACTGCATCGCGGCGAATCAGCGGGCTGAGGATCAGTCTACCGGCCATCCGCTATCTCCACGGTCCGGTGATATCGATGGCGACGGCATACGCTGTGCCGGAGTTTGACAGCCGCTGGATCAGTAGCGAGCGACCGGGGAGCCCTTCCACCGATGTCATTACAGCCCCATCAGTCAAACTTAAGGCCGTGTGCAACGGCGAGTAGATTCCTGGCAAAATACCGCGCAGCAGCGAGCCGGTTTCCCAGATATCGACCGGCGCGCAGTAAAACTGATTTCCGACCGGAGAGGGGTAACTGTTCCCGGTCCCAGCCGCGCCCATCCCGCTTTGCGAAAGACGGTGCGTATCTTTTGATACCGCGACCGATGATCCGGTCTGCGTGTAGCTGCGCGCCATGAAATTGCTGGAATTGTTGTTGGTGAACGGCAAGTAACACATGCCGGAAACCGTCGCCGTCGGCGAGCCGATCAGCAGTGATCGATATGCGTCGCCCGCCTTTTCGCTGGCGATGTCTACGAACAGCCCGCTGATCCATCCGCCCGCCCCGTCATGATTGACGAAAAGCGCGAACCCCTGCGAATCGCCGATCAGCCGCCACGCTCGCGCCGTCGAATTCGCTGCCGACGACTTGCCCCAGTACATCCCGCCGGAATATTGCGCGTCGGTCGGATACGGCCCGGTTCCGGTATCGACATCGCTCATTGTCTCGAATCCGCGAACGCGGGCGTAAGTGGCCGCGCCGGTCCCGTCGTCCGCGACCCGCAAATACAGCCGGCTGCTCGCCACATCATCGGCGCGATAGACGGCTTTGTTCGTGCCGCTGAACACCTTTGAAAACCCGAGCGGCGCCCGCTTGGCGGTAATCGTGCCGGTTGCGGTCTGATCGGCGATGCCGGAAGTGGCAAAGGTGAATGTGGTGCTGTTCGGGACGCTGGCGATGCGCCAAGTCCCGTTCAGCCCGGCCGGGGTGGCGCCGGCTATCGTGATCACGGGACCGACCGCGCCGCCGACCATTGTGAAACCGTGCCCGGCGTTGACCGTGCCGGTGGCGACGTTGCCGGCGACGACAAGCGAGTTGAGGGTGACCGTGCCGAAACCGTCCTTCAGGCAAGCGTCTAGCACCGAAATGAGTGCGCCGGGCGTGCCGGACAGCGCCGGTGCGCCGGCCATTGTCGAGTCGTAATATCGGACACTGGCATCAAGCATCAACGTTTCCTATCAGTAAAAGCTCGACCGAATCAATATCTTGTCCGGTCGGGTCGGACGGCTGCACGGCGCGGATCAGGTCGATGGGGTAGTTCGCGCCGATCAAGTTGAAGCGCAGGCAATTTCCCGTCGCCCAGCCGCTGCCCCACCCCTGGTGGGGAATGGTGAAGTACGGCTGGCCGGTCAGGCTGTTGACCGGCGCGCAGTCTTGCGTCGTGTCGCCGACGCCGATGATGCCGAGGTTTTCGCCGATAACCTGGAACGCGGTGGAGCTGGTGAACCGGACCAGCATCCGGTCGGTGTAGGCCCCGAGGTTCGACGCGCCAATGGGCCATTGTGCATCGTTGTACTGGGCCAGCGGTTCGGAGCCGATCAGCTCGTCGGACCAAACGCCGGTCCACGTCGATTGCGCGAACAGGTTGGACACGCGGGCTTGCATCGTGCCGATGGGCAGCACGGCGGAGCAGCGCGATTCGTCGGCCGGGTAGGCGTGCGACAGGGCTTTGTTGAGCGACAGCTTGCCGGAAATATCCACCGCGACCAGCCGCGCCAGATCGGCGACCGTGTGAACGACTTTGTAGGGCGCGACAAAACCGGCCAGGTTCAGGGTGGGGCTCGTGGTGACGATGCCCGCCGCGCGGTCCACGGTGGATTGATCGGCGCCCAGCCGCTTGCCGGCGGCGTCTTCGATCACGGCGCGATAGAGCCGGGCCCGGCCGCAGTCGATGACCTGGGTGGGTGACAGGCTGGATTGGGCGAGCGAGGCGGTGTGATGCACCAGCACCAGTCGGCCGCTGTTGAAGATCAACGCCTTACCGTCCGGCGGCAAGCGCGCGGCGTTCAGGCCCAACAGGGCGGAATCGGGCGGCAAGAAGGTTTGGGCGACGGCGTTGTAGACGATGGAATCCGCCGCGACCAGGCGCGGCTGCCAGATTTTCAGCGTGCCCGCGAAGTCGATCCGATACAGCGGATCGTACCACTGCTCCAACTTCTCGGCCGGCGACAAATCGGCGTCCACTCGCCAGCGCCCGAACCGGGCGCGGATCACGCCCAACTGATAATCGGCGCGGATCGTGCAATCCGGATCTTCGAGCAGCCCCGTCCCGTCCACCGTTTTCGATTTCGGGGTGCCGTCCAGCAGGTTGTAGCGCAGTTGCAGCGTGCCCGCTTTGAGCGGCGCGACGGGAGTGCGAAAAACGACGCTGCCGACATGCTGGGCATTTTGCGCGGTCAACAGCGATTCGAGCGTCACGGCGTTCGCCGCGCCCGCCGTCCAAACCGACAGCCGCGCGATGCCGGTCGTGGGGTCGATGCTCCCGGCCAAAGTACCCGCACCGGTGTCCGGCCCAGGATCTTTGTAAACTTGCCCGGCGATATCGACGTACAGCGCGCCGCCCAGTCGGAAGCGCGCCGATCCGGCGACCAGCGTTTCCTGGAACTGGCGCGAGAGGTCAACCCGCAACTGATCGGCCGCGACGATTTCCCCGGTGACCGCTTGCGGCGTATCGCTGGTGCGATAATGTACCGTGAAAACGGTTGACGCGTCGGTCATGTTGCTGAGCACGGTTTGGGTTCCTGTCTGCACCAAACCAGAAGTCAGCCTGACCCCGTTCCCGTTTTCGTTCAGCTCAGACCCGATCCAGGAACTCGCGTACACCGGGACGGTGAAATTGTAAGCGACCGGGATGCTGATCGTTCCGGTCGCGTAGTCCACGGTTCCGGCCACCGGCCCCGTCAAATGGCCCGCCCCGTCGTCCTTCAGGATCGCCGTACCGCCTGGCGAATTCAGGTGCGCCGCGAACCCGTCTTCGGTGTGATAGGACCATGACGTTCCGTAAGCGAACTCGACATCGACCGATCCCGGCGTCAGATTGGTCGCCGCCAGCGAGAGCGTGACCGTGCCCGCCACGGGCGCCGCTTGCTTGGTTTCGGTATGCGGCGTCCCGTGCTGATAGCCGGAAACGAATTCCGTCCCGGGATCTGGCAGCGTGGCTGGCGTCACCTCCCATTCGCCGGTGGCGTAGCGGATTTTTCCGCTCCCGCCCGTCCCGGTGAGCACGCCAGAGCCGTTATCGGTCAGGGTGCGCGAGACCCCGGAGTGATCCGGCCAGGTGATCGAGAAAGTGGACGCCGCGATGGGCGCACTGGCGGTTGTCCCGGTGATTTTGGGCGGATCGACGGCCGAACCGCCGCGCGATGTGGTGTTGTCGGGCGTGCCCCAGGCGTAGATGATCTCGGACCCAACGTCGGGCAAGGCGCCGGTGCTGATCGTCGCCGTTCCGGTGGCGAAACTCAGGCCGCCGCTGCCGTAGCTCGAATCGGCGCCGCGCAACACCCCGCCGCCTTGATCGGTCAGCGTGTACCACTGCTCGTTGACCCGGTAGGACACGCGGAGAGTTTGCGGCGCGGGAATCGGCGCGAGGGTGAGCACCCAGACATAGCCGCGATTTTCGGTCGTGACCGCCTGCGAGGTGGTGTTCGCCACTCGCAGCGGCCGGCCGGCCGGCCGGAAGGTAACGGTCTTGCTGGCGGCGCCGTAGTTGGGGCACGAGGAATTGAACAGGCAAACGCCGTTGCCGTAGTCGATGTTTCCGATCACGGCGGTCGCCAGCTTGACGTTGCCGTTATCGTCGGTCAGGGTGGCGCCGGACACGGCGATAGACAGCGTTCCGGGCGTGCAGGCGGTGCCCAAAAAAAGGCTGGCGTCTGGCTTGATGCACTGGGCCGTGGTGGCGAAGCTCACCGTCGCGGCGTTCGCGGCGACAAGGACGGCGGAATCCGCGCCGGGCGTCACGTCCGGCAGCGCGGTTTCGGCGAACGCGGTGGGAATCAGCGGCGAATAGAGCGAGTCCACCGTCACCGAAAAATCGCCCAGGGCCGCGCTTTCGGCCAGCGGGCGCACGCCGTACAGCGGAACCGCCTCGGCGTTGTAGCGCGTCTCGTAGAGCAGCGCGGTTGCCGTCGCCGCAGATGGATCGCCGCGACTCGGCTCCAGGCCGGCGTAGTTCGCGGTCAGCGGTTCGGCGATCTCGCAGGTCAAAACCCGCACGAGATAGGTCAGCGTCTGGTTGTTATAAACCTCGTACATGGTGCGCAGTTCGTCCTGCACGCGGGTGATCCAGAGAAACTGGCTGTACTGTTCGACGGTGCCCGATTTCGCGACCAGTTCGACGCGGGCGCCGACCGCGAGCAATTCGGCTTCCGGCCGCTGCCACACCAGCAGGGCGCGCTGTCCGGTCAGATGCTGGCCGTACAGCCAGCCGTTGTAACGCGGGCCACGGGTGATGGTCTGCTCGATGCGGGCTTGCAGGTCGGCGCGCTCGTCGTAGCCATCGCCGGTGGAAAAGGCCAGCACGGACACGGCTGGATCTTCCGGCTCTCTGAGCACCGCGACCCCGGCGTCGAGGTATTTGTCGGTATTGGCGCTGGTGACGGCGGCGAACGCTTTGCGGATGGAGACATCGCCGGCCGCGCGGTCCTGGTCTGTCACGTCGTCAAAGATCTGGTTCTCGACGCCCGATTCGATGGCGTTCGCGGTCATTCGCCCGCCGCCATCGGCGAAGTCTGTCATTCGCTCCGCTTGAAAGAATTTGAGATCGGATACGGCGATGGTCATCGGAGACTCCGGTTTTTGGCGGCTTCGAGCGCGTCCAGGAAGTCGTTGGGGTCGCTGTCGGTGGTGGCGGTCAGGGTTTTGCCGCCCGCGCCCAGCAGGTTGAGCTGATAGACTTTGGCGACGCCGCCGGAGGAGGTGCCGCCGCCGGTCTTCGATGGCGACCGGCCGGTCGCCCCTACGTTGCCGTCGGCGGCGGTCTGTTCCCGCTCGCGCTGGTCCTGCTCCAGATTCCTTTCTTTCAAGTCGAACAGCTCCTGCAATTTCCGCTTTTGCTCTTCGTACAGGGCGATCAAGTCGCGGTTTTGGGCGCGCTGCGCTTCCGCGAGCTTATCGTCAACCTCGGCCAGGGCCTGTTTTTGTTCGAGTTCGAGCTTGAGCTTGTCGGCGGCGGCGCTGTCGCCTTTTTCGGCGGCGATTTCCGCGTTCAGTTCGGCGATGCGGTCGGCGGCGTCCTGCGCCTCTTCCTGCATCTGGCGCAGCTTGGCGTTCGCGGCGTCGATGGCTTGTTGGAGCTTGTCGAGCCGGGCATTGTCCAGCAGGCCCATGCCGGACTTTGCCGATTCTGCCGCGCCGATCATTTCGATCAGATTTTGCGTGTTCGCGCCCGTGTTTTTTGCCAGCGCGGCCAGTTCAGCGCCCAAACTTTCCGCCGCAATGGCCTGTTCAAGATAAGATTTGCGGGCAGCGTTGGCGGCGTTCGCGTTCGTAAAAAACGCGCCGGCCAAGACGCGCCCGCCGGTTGTGTTGTGCTTGATCGCCGCTTCGGTCTGATTCAGCGCAATTTTTAGTTTGCCCAGTTCGCCGGTCCACTGAGAGCCGAAAAGCTTGCCGATGTCTTGCAGGCCGAGCGATGCGGATATCAGTTGGTTCATGCCTTTGGACAGGTCGGACAATTGCCGCAGCGCGCCGGTGGCGGCGTCTTCCATCAGGGTGTAGGACTGCGCTTGCTTTTTGCCGGACTCGGCGGCTTTTCCCGACGATTCGGCTGATTTTTCGCTGGCTTTCGCGTGTCCGCGCTCAGCGTCAGCGGCTTTGTTTGTTTGCGTGGCGACCAGGGCTTTGGCCTGAGCCGTGGTGCCGGCTTGCGCGGCTTCGGCCTGGAGCGCCTGCAACTTGAGTTGCAGGGTCGCAAGTTCCTTCTGCTGCGCGGCCGTGCCGCCGTTGATCGATGCGAGGTAAGCTTGCTGGGCGGCAACAACCTTCGCCAGTTCGGCCGCTTCCTGCTGCTTGGCTTCCGCGACCTTGCGGGCGGTGTCGGCTTCGACGCGGGCGAGATCGATGCTTTTCGCGGCGGCGCCGGCCGAGTTCCCCTTGGCGCGGGCGAGATCGATTTCGGCGCGGATCGCGTCGGCCTGGGCGGCGCCGGTCTTTTGCAGTTGCGCGGCGTAATCGCCTTGGCGCTTGGCGGCGTCTTCCGCCGATTTCGCGGCGGCTTGCAGCTCGACGGCGGTTTTTTTTCGTTCCGGCGATGCCCGCTTTTCGGCGGAGGTTTGCTGTTCGGTGGCGACGGCCAGGGCGGCGTTGGCATCGGCGGCGGACAGCAGCGCGGCGCCATAGTCTTTGGCGGAGATTTTGCCGGACTCGAAATCGCTGCGGGCCTTGGCGGCGGCGGTGTTCGCCCGTTCGGCCATGCCCCGGTAATCGTCCAGGCTCTTGGCGATCTCCTGGATTTCGGCGGCTGGGCTGGCATCGGCCAGCCTCTTTTGTTCGTCGGCGACTTGCTTGATGCCGTCCGCCGCGCCGCCCGCCGATCCGGCGAGCCGGTCGAAGGCGCCTTTAATGTCTTCGCCGTCCTTCGCGATGGATTGGGTCAGTTCGCCGGCCTTGGCCGCCAGTTCGGTCGCGGTCTGGCGCAGTTCCGCCGCTCGCTCCAGGCTGCCCAGCCCGATCTTGGATGCCGCTTCTTCGATGATGGCGATGTTGGACACCGCCGAAGACGCGACGGCCAGCAGCGAGGCGCCGATGGTCTTGAATCCGGCCGTCAGCCCGTTCCACGCGATTTGAACCACGCTGGCGGTCGTGGTGCCGGCGTCCTTGATGCCGGTGAAAGCGTCCCTGGCGCCGGTGGCGAACGCCTGCAAGGATTGCAGCGCGGCGTTGAAGTCAAAGCCGGCCACGAAATCCCGCCCGGCTTTGATCCCGGTGTCGGCGAAGGTGCGGATCGCGTCCTGCACCGGCTTGAGCGCGCCCGAGGCGAGTTTTTCGTTCAGCGCGGTCGCCAGCTCTACCGCCTGTTTCGTGAGCGGCTCCAGCACCGGATCGAACAGCGCGGTCTTGACGTTCGCCCAGGCCGCTTGCAGGGCGGAAAGCGCGCCTTTGAGGTTGCCGCTGATCCCGATCGCCGCCGCTTCCGCCGCGCCGTCGGCGCTGCGCAGTTGGGTTTCCAGCGCCGCCACGCCATCGGCGCCGGTCTGGATCAGCGCCCGCAGGCCGGGTCCGGCCGTTTCGCCGAACGCCAGAATTGCGGCGTTGCTGGCATCGCCTTTGGCCTTGAGCTGGGCGATGACCTCGCCGAAATCGCGGGAGGTGATGCCGAGGGCGGACAGCTCTTTGCTGGCGGCGCTGGCGGGATTGATCAGTTGGGTGAGGATGGCCTGTAGCGCTGTCCCGGCCTTTTCGCCCTTGATGCCGGCGTTGGCCAGGGCGGACAGGGCGGCGACGGTGCCCTCCAGGTCGAGGCCGGCCGTCTTGGCGATGCCGCCCGCAGTGGATAGCGCCTCGGCCAAGGCGCTGGCGCTGGTGGTGGAGACGTTCGCGCCCTTGGCGAGCACGTCCGCCATGCGCCCGGCTTCCTCGAAGCCGAGGCCGACGATGGACAGCGAATCGGACAGCTTTTCGGCGGCGGCGTCCATGCTCAGCCCTTCCGCCTTGGCGAGCGCCAAGACGGGCGGCAGGGCCTGCATGACTTGGGTGGCGTTCAGGCCGGCCGCTGCCAGCGCCTCCATGCCTTGCGCGGCTTCCGTCCCGGTGAATCCTAACTTTGGGCCGATTTCCGTCGCGGCCTGCTTTAGCTTCGCCATCTCGGCGGCGGTGAAGCCGCCTTTCGCCGCGACTTTGGATAGCTGGGCCTCGAACTCGATAGCGCCGTCCAGCCCGCCGCCGAACAGCCCGGAAAAGGCGTCGCGGATCTTGCCGGCGACGACCGATATTTCCGAGTCGAGAAACTTGATGCTGGCTACGATGCCGCGAATCGGCGCGCTCGCCAGATCGCGGGCTTTGATCAGCAGCTCGACGACGGTGGAAGAACCGGCCACGCTACACCTCGATCAGCCGGATGGCGTTGACGGCGTACAGGCTGCCGGACTGCGGGTCGGCTGGCGCCAGCGACTTGTAGACCGGTAGCGGCTCCACCGATAGCGGGCCGTCGCCATCGTGGCGCGGCGCGACGGTGAAGGTGCGGCCGTCGTGCAGGGTGAGGGTGAACGCCGCTTCGGCGACCAGCAGCGCGGCGCGCAGATCGGCCAGGCTGGAATAGCCCCGGTACGCTTGGGCGCGCATCACCCACGCGGTGTAATCGGTGCCGTCCTTGGCGCCGACCAGGGTGATCGGGCGGCCTTTGAGCTTGGCGGCCTCTTCGACGAGCAGGGCGCCGGACAGGGTGTAGTCCGTGGACTGCGCCACCGGCGACCAGGCGTGCTCGTCCGACCAGATCAGGCCGGATGGCAACACCAGGGCGTCGAGGGTGATGGCCACGAGAAGCCCGATCAGCCCGTGAAATCGGTCGCCACGAAGCGGATCGGGCTGTTCGCGCCCGGGGGGGTGACCAGCGGCCCGGACAATGCGCCCTTCATCCAGCCGCCCACCACCCAGTCGTAGGCTTGACTGTTGCTGACGCTGGCCTTTTCGACGGTCAAGATTCCCCAGGTTCCGGTGGCCTTGTCGAACGCCTTGCCGTTGAGATACAAGTACGCGCTCTTGGTCTTGCCCGCGCTGTAGGCTTCGCCGGCGGCGGCGGCTTTGGAGAACGTGATTTTCATCCCCGTCCCCACGGCGGCGGCATCGACGGGCTTGATGTAGCCGGCGATGCGATCCATCAGGTACTTGTCGGCGGCGACGGCGACGTCGCCCGACGTTTTGAGCGAGATGCCGGCGGCAGCGATGTATTCTCCCGGCAACTTGGTCCAGATGCCGAGGGCGGTATCGATGACCGCGTCGGTGACCGTGGCGGATGCCTGGTTGAACGCCTCGACATCGGCGCTCATGATCAGCGCCCGCAGGTCGCTGGACATGGTGTTGCACTCCAGCGAAATCTGGCCGGGCTTGGTGGCCTTTTGCACGGTCGCCAGCACCTCGCCGACGCTGCCCGCCATGTTGGAGATGAGGTCGTCGCTCTCTTGTTCGGGCGGGGTCGTTTCGAGCTTTGTGAAGTTGATCGGCCCGTAAAGTTGGGTCGGCGTGGCGTCCGACGGGCGCAAGGCGCAATAGAGAGCGCATTGCAGATAGATTTGGGAGCGTTCAAAGGCCATGATGATCTCCAGGTAGGTCGTGCGACAGGCCGATCCGGTCAGTCGAAATAGTTCAGCTCGTAAAGGAATTGCAGCGGCATCACGAACGAGGCGGTGCTCCCGGCATCCGCCGGCGGAACGAAATCAGCCGCGCCGATCCGCAGCGGTTTTTTGAACTGCGTCAGCGCGCGGCGAACGTCGTCCAAGACGGCGTCCAGGGCGCTTTCCCAGTCGCCGGACCCGTCAACCAGCGCCTCCATCTGGGCGATGCGCGTCCAAGTCTGGTACTTGTTGCCGGCTTCTATGTCGGCACCGCCATCGCTGGGCACGTCCCGCACCGTGGTCAGGGTGATGACCGGGAGCGCGGCTTTGCTGCCCACCGCCAGCGCGGCGCGGCCGATGGCCACAGCGGCGACGTCGGTTTGATAACCGTTTGTTACAGTTATCGTCTCCAAGCACGTTTTCAGCGCTTGCAGGTCATCGATGGCGGGCGTGCTCACCGGATCGCGACCTCGACGAACAGGCCGTCGTCGTTGACCGTCTGATCGATGCGGTAGGTTTTGCCGCCCACCGTCAGGCTGTCGCCCGGCTGCGGGTCCGGCACATCCGTTTTCGGCAGTTGCGCCGTGAGCCGGTTTTCCATGCGCTCTCCGAACTCGCCGACCGGGGCCGATGACCGGTTGAGGATCGCCCAGGTGGTGACCGGCTGCGGTTCTGCGGGCGGAGCGAACACCGGCGTGTAAACGGCGGCGTCGCCCAGGTTGCGCCGGAATGCCGGCATGCCGATGGTCTGCATGATTTCTTCTAATCGGCTCATGCGCTCTTGCGCTCGTTTATCAGTAGCATCCCGATAATGCCCATGGCGCGGTTTAGCGCCCGCGCCTGGAGCACAAGAGCGATCAAAAATCCGGGCTGTAGACGATATCGGTCGGCGGCAGCGGCGGGGTCACGTCGATCAGGATCGCCTCGGCGATCTGGATGTCGGACTCGTTTCCGGCCTTATCGAACGCCGTGATGCCGAAAATAACGCTGCCCTCCACGGCGGGTAGGCCGTAGATGGGCAATTGCTTGGTAGTGACGTTTTCCAAGTCCACATACGGGCTGTCGTAGGTCGGCGGGTTGCCGTCTTCTCCCTGGTAGACGCGATAATGGTCCACGTCGGCGGAAGGGCTTGCGGTCCAGGAAATGGAGCCTTGGGGGCGGATGCGGGCCATGGTGTCACCTCTGGTTGAAGTCGTGCGAGACGGCGGTGGGGGGTTGCGGGGGAGTGCGGTCAAGGGTGACCGCGTTGGAATTTGCGGAGCATTCGCCGTTCTGGCGGCAGGCGCGCAGAACGGCGATGCCGTTGCCGGGGATGTTGATCGGCACGAGCACATCGCGGATTTCGGTCGCGGTGCCGCCGCTGATATTTTCGCGGATCAGCTTTCCGGGCAATTGGATGTCCAGCTCGAAATAGCCCACCTGCGCCGCCTGAGGGTGCGCGTCCCACGCGAAGCCCCACCGCTCGCGGACCTTGGCGGCCGTGGCGAGAGCAGGGAGCAGGAGCAGGAGGAGCGGGAGGGCGCGGGGCATCAAGCGACCGTGCCGACGCCGACGTTGAGCTTGACCGCGCCGGTGGTGGCGGCGCTGGCGGCGGCGGCGGCGGCCACGCAACAGACCGACACATCACCGGTGGCGGGCGTGGCGGTGCCCACGTCAAATTTGCCGGCGCTGGCGTCCCACAGCAGGTTGGCGCCGATTGCCCAGGCGCTGCCTGTGACTTTGGGCAGGGTGAACACGCCTTCGACGGCCATCGCGCCGGTGGCGTTGTTGGCGATGTCTGCCAGGGCGACGCCGATGATGTTGCCCATCACCACCGGGGTTCCGGCCGCGATGGTGGAACCGCTGGTGTTGGTGTAGTCCAGGACGGCGCCGTCTTGCACGTATTTCGTGGTCATGGTGAAGTCTCCGAAAAGGGTTGGGCTGGAAATTACGCGCCGGCGTTCTTGTACATCGTGCGCCAGTCCAGGGCCTTCACGGCGGCGTCCAGCCGGACCTTGAACTCCACGCCATCCACCGTCCAGCCGTTTTGCTGTTCGAGGTACGGGTTCGGGTTGCCGTCCAGATAAGCCACCTCTACGGTGTCGAACACGTTTTGATCGGCGGCCATGTAAAAGGCCGTGGTGCTGGAAGCGTCCAACCGCGCATCGGAAACCAAGGTCAAGTTCCAGCCGCGCGCCGGGTTGTAGCGCTGGAGCTTGTTGGCGGTATCCGGGTCGTACTCGGAATTGAGCAGCACGCCGGCCGCGTCTTCCAGGGTGATCGGGACGATCAGGTAGCGCGGGCGGATGTTGAGGGCGTTGGCGGCGCCGCTGCTGTCGGTTTGTCGGCCCATCGCGGTTCGGCCGGCTCCCACGGTGGCGAGCGCCAGGGCGGCGCTGGATCCGGCGAGATTGGAATGGTTGGCGTGGAACAGCGCGGTGCCGTCCGCCATGGCCGGGTTGCCGGTCAGCACGGCGTAAACCAGATCGCCTACTTTGCGTGGCGCGGCGCGGCCCATCTTGCGCGGGATATCGGAGAACGCGGCCAGATCGTCGTTGATGATGGCTTGGCGGGAGATCGTGAACAGCTTGCCGTAAGTGGCGAGCTGGATCTGTTCGCGGCGCTCGCCGACCGTGCCGTGCTTGAATTCCGCGCCCTCTTTGACTTCATCGAGATCGGAAAACTCGCTCATACCGGTGCGGGACGCGGCCTTGAAATCGGTCAGTCGGCCTGCTCGGGTCCACGTCGCGAAAGTTTCTTCCGCTTCGCTGTAGCCTTTGAGCATCGCCTTTTCGGCGGTGTCCGCCAGCAGATAAGGGAAATCGCTGGTGGTGTGAGTGATCGCGGCAGCGACGAGTCCCATCTTGTTGCCAGGAATAGACGATACTCCGGCGTGCATCAGGGAGGCGCGGGCCATTTCGATCAGGGTGTAGCCCCGAAATTCGTTGCCGGGGTCGTCGTTCGCCAGGCCGGCGCGGGCGGCCAGCGCGGCGCCGAGGCCGGTCTTGAACCGGTCCCGCCCGTCGGCGGTGACCGACATGGCGCCGTGCAGCGGTTCGGCGGATTCGCCCAGCTTGCGCAACAGGCGCTGGCTGGCCATTTCGCGCGTGCAGTCGGGGTCGTCCAGGCAGGCGTTCATGACCTCCTGCAAGGCCGGATTCTTGGCGTGGACGCCGACCAGCAGGCTGCGGATGTCTTGACGGCGGGTCTTTTCGGCGGCGAGGGCTTCGCGCTTGGCGGCATCGCGGATGTCGATGACGTTATCGGGCTGGGCGGGCGCGGCGGCGGGAGCAACGGGAGCGGGAGCCGCCGAAACGGGCGCGGCCGGCGGGGTGGGTTTGATGTCGTCAGCCATGGCGGCTACTCCTATCGGGGTTGATTGGGGGCGAAAGCGCGGCGGGATGGACGCGGCGGCTTTCAGTTCGGCGGAAACGGTGTCGGCGAAGCCGGCGGCTTGCGCTTCGACGGCGGTGTACCAGTGGTTTTCGCCGTCGGTGAGCAGGGCCAGCATGTCGGCTTCCGGTCGGCCGGTTTTGCGGGCGTAGCTGCTGGCCATCGCGGCGGCGTAGCGGTCGAGCACGTCGGCCATGTCGCGCATGTCGGCGGCGTTGCCCTGCACCGCGCCCCAGGGGGCGTGGATCATCAGCAGGCTGTTGGCCGGCATGTCCACCGTGTCTCCCGCCATCGCGATCAGCGAGGCGATGGACACGGCGACGCCTTCCACGGTGGCGGTTTTCTTGGCCCGGTGGCGGCGCAGGGCGTTATAGATCGCCAGGCCGTCGGACACGGCGCCGCCGTAGCTGTTGATGCGGACGTTGAGGATTTCCGCGTCCAGCTTGTCCAAGTCGCGAACGAACTGGTGGGCGGTGACGGTCTGGTCGGACCACCAGCTTTCGCCGATGTCGCCGAAGATGTACACCTCGGCGGTTCGCGAATTACCGGCGGCGCGGATTTCGTACCACTTGTTCATCGGGATCTTCGGTCGGTTGCGGGTTGTCGGTTTTCGCGGGCGGAATGCCCGGCGCGTCGAGCTGCTTTTGCCAGTCGGCGAGCTGCCGCAGCACGTCGTCCGGGTTGCCGCCGCGCGAGCGAATGATCTGCTGAGGGCTGGCGAACCGGTTTTTGACGGCCTCGGCGTTGGCGTTGACTTCTTTGAGCGGATCGATCCACGGCATGGCGGGCGCGCGGAAGCTGGCGGCGGCGATGGATCGCGGGTTGAGGTCGGCGGGCTGGCGCACCGTGCCGGCCACCACGGCGGACGAGACGAACCGCTGCCAGACCGGGCGCACGAACTGGCCGACGAACAGGGCGGACATCAGTTCGTAGGCGCCTTGCTGCTCAACCAGCTCTTGGCGCTGAGCGCTGTAGGTGCCGTCGTAGTCGCGGGCGAGGCTGGAGTAGCTGATGCCGAGTCCGGCGGCGGCGGCGCGGAGCTGACCCTTGCGGAACTCTTCGACGTTCGGGTTCGGGCGCTTGGTGTCGATCAGGCCCACGTCTTCGCCGGGACGAAGATCGTCGAAGATCATGCCGGGGGAAAGGTCGAACTGGCGCGGCGCGTCGTCGGTCTCTTGCTGCAGGATGTCCGGGACGCTTTTCTTGATGTAGGCGGTCAATCGCGCGGCCACGTTCGCGGCCACCCGCTCGTCGTCCTCGTACTGCTTGATGTCGTTCAGCCGGCGGATCACGGAAGCGAACGCCGAGACGCCGCGCGCCTGACGAATGCGGTCCACCAGCTTGAGGTGCAGCATCTGTTCGGTCGGCACGCGCTTGAGTTCGCCCAACAGGGTGCCGGTGGCGGCGCCGTGCAGCGCGCCGGGATGGGTCTTGTAAACGTGGTAGGCGCGGGGCCGGCCCCAAGTGTCGCGCTCCACGCCGGAGGTGATGCCCTTGGCCGGGTCGTGGTAGTCCAGCGGCATGATGTCGGCTTCGAGCAGCTCCAGGGAGAGCGGTACGCGGGTGCCGTGGTCCAGGTAGCTCCGGTCGCCGTCGATGACTTGCGCCAGCGCTTCGCCGTCGCGCAGCCAGGCGCGGGCCATGAGGCGTTGGGTGGCGATCCAGTCGTGCTCGAAGGTGACTTCCGGCCATTCGGCCCAGTCCTGCCACGCTTCCAGCAGTTGGTCGGCGAAGGCGCGATGGATTTCGCCGGTGCGGGTTTTGGGCTGCGGTTCGATGCCGATTCCGGCCGGGCCGACCACGAATTGCACCAGCCGATCTAGCGCGCCGCGCGAAATGTCGTGATTTTGATCGAGGTGGCGGGCGAAGCGCCGCAGCCGCTCTCCGGCATAGGCAACGGTCGAATCGCCGTCTCGGCTGTCGCGCCAAGACGGGTGAGGCTTGCGCGGGTCGGCGGCTTCGTAGAGCGCTTTGGGCCGGATGAGGCGGGACAGCCAGCCTAGCATTCGGAAAACCTCGCGACCGCGTAGCCACGGCGGACGGCGGTCGGGTTTTCGAGCGCGTCAATCGCCCGCAGCAGCTCCAGGATGTGGACTTTGAGCTTGTCGGCTTCGGTCGGCACGAACGCCAGCCGCTTGTCGCCCGCGCCCAGGGAGGCGAGCGATTCGCCGCGCTCCACCAGGGGCAGGGCGGCTTGCGCCAGGGCGAGATCGGCGCGGAGGGTTTCGAGCGAGACGCCGGTGTAGATCATGGCGCCGTTTTAACGCGGCGCGATTCGCAAAAACAGGCAAAGATGCGAAAACGGTGACGTTGGTAGGGGCGACCGGCCGGTCGC